GTGGGCTTCATCAAAGTAAATTGTATCAACATGAATATCTGCCTGTTGCAGACGTTGTAGAGAATTGTAGGTGGTAAAGATCAGCAGGTGACGATTATCCGCGAGACAGATACCAGAGTTGACAGCAATCTCGGAAGGTTTGGTAGTGTTGAAGTGATGTGTCTCCCCAGAGTGAACGTGCATCACTTCAGCATTAGTGATATGCTCAAGAAATTCGCTAGACAGTTGCTCAGCGAGTAAGATGCGGGGCGCACAGACTACAACAGTCTTAGGAGTTTCTGACTGAAACAGGCACAAAGTATCATAGATCATCTTCAGAGTCTTGCCACCACCAGTGGGCACAATAATCTGACCTTTGCTATACTTCTGCATCGCAGCAATAGCGCGGTGTTGGTGCGGGCGAAGTGTAATCATGAATTGCGTTTCAATATGGCCATTATACAGCAAAAAGGGGTCGCTGTGGACCCCATGTGACAGTTTTAGTACTGGATCACTGGCAATAGCAGCGAATATAATTCTTCACATCATCAGCACTTACAGAAGACTTAGAAGTAGGGTTAGCAAGAGCATAGATCTCATCAACAAACTTCTGATTCTTCACATTAAAGAAAGAATCGGTGATCTGACCAGATTTGATCAGATAGTTGTTAACATTATTTGCAGATTTGACAAGATGTTGCCAAGGCTTCTTATCGGTAGAAGTGGAACCCAGATAACGCTTAACAGTAAAAGTGGAGAAGAAATCTTCAATATGAGCGGTCATGTTGAAGTTAATTCCAAGACCACCCATTGCATCATCCAGAAGAGGATGCAGACGCTTCTCAAAGTTATAGAGTCCACGAAGCAGGTAGGAAGAAATTTCCATCTCAGGTTTCTCTTTTTCCCAATCGACAGAGTTGCAGAGAGTTTGCACAATGTCTTTCAGAGTATCCAGAGCATCGTCGTTGGTAGCATAAGAAACCAACTTTTTCATCTGTGCCACTTTGGTGCAAGTAAAGTGTGGATTTGTTACCAGAGGGAAGGGGAATGAAATGGGTTGCCAAGTCAAACCAGGAATGCTTTTGTAGAAGTTCATCGTATTGATGGCATCTACATCACCACATGCAACTTGGTGAGGAAGTGCTTCCCAATCTTTAGTGGGATTGATACCTTTGATTTCCTTATAGAAAACCTTGGATGCTTCAAGCGAACGATCTGTTTGAGAAACCGAAGATTCAAAAGCAACGACACGAGCCATCACTTCAAGATCTTGACCAGTCACTTGTGCAATCGCAGCAATCTGTGCTGTAGTATGTTGCTTTTTGACAGGATTAAATTCACCAGTTACTTCATCATAGAAGAACACGGGAATTTCGGACTCACAGAAATCAACCGTGTGGTTGTACAACTCAAAGTTCTCGGAACAATACTCAGGGAGAACCAGGCGCACACCACCTTGCTTATAGAAAATTTTAGAAACAGGAACTTTTACCGTATAAGTTTCTTTGCGGTTGGTCTGGTTGTTATAATGCTCATAAAATTTGGTCAGGGACATGAAAGAATCCCCAAAACCAATAGGATACTTTACATTTGCGGAATCAATGTTATCTTGGACAATGGAGCGCAGTCCACGGAAACGAGGTTCCGAAATCATGGTGAGTGCTGAAACAGAACTCATGTTTTTGACTGCACTAAAAATTTCAGCAGTCAGATCTTGAGTGGTAGTCATAAGAAAAAACAAGTAAAAGACAAAACCTTTTAACGAGGGTTAACTCATGGAATTGGGAGGGGATTAAGTTCCCGTCCCTCAACCATGTGGCCAATATAACCGATTTAAAAGAATTCGTCAAGGCCCCCGTCCACTTCGGGAATTGTCACAGTGTCCGTCACTTGATTCCCAAGCACTCTCACCATAAGATTCAATGATCTCTGATGTGGACGACCTTTCCAACCATACCATTTACTTTTCTTACCTAAAGTATATGGTGGAAGCTTTCCTACGGAAAGATACTGCTCCGCAGTAAGGTCATAAATGTTATCTTCATTCTGTATCCACCAGTGAGTCTCACCGCGATGATCTTTACCACTCATCGGTTGCAATTTATCTGTATCCATTAGATAGAACAATGCCTGCGTAGAGTGATAGCAATGTCCATATGTTGGATTTGTTTGATTCTCTGCACGATACCTTGTTGATAAAAGATCTGGTGTAAGATTGCGTCTAATCAATCCCATCACCAGAACCATATTATATTCAGAGTATCTGTAAGGTTCAAAACTCAATGTACGAGTCTTGATAATTGTGTCTCCGTTGTATTTGTGTCTCTCTATAGTTCTTATAGCCATCTCATGAACCCAGACAAAGGTATTCTACAAGGATTTATTAGATTCTGTCAAGTAGTGTAGATATTCTTCATAGAGCACTTCTTCCATCTGAGATGCTTGAACTTCCCAAGGTTGGTTTTCATAATCAACATTAGAGAAATCAATACCTTTCCAATGTCTCTTACCATAACGATCTTTTAGAGCACCTTGAACGTGTTGATACACATGCCAGAGTTCATGTAAAAGTGTTTTGGTATAATTTTCTGGTGTCATGCAGTTGTGCATCTCAATCTCAAATGCACGAGGGCGATAATCACAATCAGTGGCCCACACCCAACCATACACACCCTCACGAAGTAGACCGCGATGATGAATAGAAATGTATAATTTGTGCTTGGGAAGGTGTTTCCCTATGAACCAATCTACAACGTGCTCACAGCGCCGCCTAGAGTACTTATAACCCGTAATATCAAGAGAATGCATGATTCAACACCGATTCAGTTACTTTAGTGCCCCAGTGCAAAAGGTTCACGAATACACCGATAAAGACCAGTTTTTCGGTTAAACTTAGACGCATGGACTCCTGGTATCTGTAGCCATTATAAAACCCCTCAGAGGCAATCTGAGGGGTCAGGTGGACAGTTATTGTTTTGACACACCCAGGTATTGTCTGCCATCATAAATGTTTTGTTTATGTTCTCCATCAGCATTCACATAATGTAAGAATGCTTGAAGATACCAATTTTGTTCAAATGGTGGTCTCCAATGATAAAGGTCACAACCACGATATAAACAAAGATCTCCAGGTTCAAGAAGAATTTCTACAGCATCACTACGATCTTCCTGAGTTGAAAAATAAATTGGATTGATAGGAGTTTCATTTGGAATTCCAAGAGCTAATGTTGCAGAAAGTTCACATGCTGGGCGGTCTCTATGAATTTTTAATTCATCTCCTTTTCCATATAATCTGGTATAAGTATAGGTTGGAAGTAATTTATATCCAGATATTTTACTTAATGAATCTGCAGCATTTCCCAGAATAGTATCCATTAATGGATCGCCATAAAAAGCAAAACTATTTGGTGCTTGTAAGTCACCAATAGTTGCTTGGCCTGCACGAAGTCTTGTATAAAAATATGATTGTATAAATTGAACAAAATCTTCATCCAGAAAATTTTTAATAATTTCGTATCCTTTTTCTTTAAACATAATTTATCTCAAATTTGGCCCGTGAACCCACGCAACTAAAGAATATCGTTCTCCTTTTGTGACTGGAATGACTTCATGTAATGTATACGATGGAAAAAATATTGCCATGCCTTTTTGTTTTGGGAGAGTCTCGGAAATTCCAGTATGAATTACCAAATCACCCCCCTCATAATCTTTAGGATCTGATAGTTGTAAGGACATGCTTAATTTTCTATTATGTGGAATTGACCAATTCATAGGATCTATATGAGCATGATAAGTTCCTTTTTCTTCACTTGAATAATATGTAAATTGCAATTTTTCTATTTTTTTAAGATCAAAATTCCAAAATTGATCGTTAGTTGCAATAATGGCATCGGTTAGTTTTTGAAAAATCCAACTAGTTTGAGAATTTGAACCTATCCAAGAAACAAAAGATCTTCTATGGTCTAAATAGACTACCCCCCTGCCCCCTGTTGTAGCTCTCTCAGGATTTAATCTTTTACCAATCACGACGATTCTTTCTATTTCTTCATCGGTAAAAATATTGGAATTGTAACTCCACGGTGGTGTTGTTTGTGATTTTAAATACCAAAACTCTGACCTTACTCCTGTTTTTACGGGATCATTATCTACAATATCATTAAAATTGTATTGATAAGAAAAATATTTAGAAATCATAATTTACCTTTGGAAAGTCTGCGATAGACTGACACGATTCTATTTGTGATTATACTTCCTTTTCCCATAAATTGCAACTTTCATTATGATCTTCAATTAAGTTTGAAATATTAATAATGTCTTCTGCAGAAAATTCGTAGTAACAAAAACGAATCTTTAAAATAAAAGTTTTTTCTAAATTTTCTTTTGCTCTTTCTTTCAGAACAAGCAATTCTAATCTAGTTTCAGAATCTGTGGAAATTGAAATCTGATTATATGAGATTAAACTTTCTTTTTTTTGATTTACTTTTTCTGATACAAGAAATTTAAAATTTAATTTATTCATCTCAAGATTTTCTGGACTTGATTCATAATCAGAAATCTCAGGTGAACGAATGTTTATCCACCCGAGATTATCCCAACCAGCCCATTTTAGATCACGAATTTCTTCATCAGATAATCCAGGAAGACCAGAAATATTTTTCCAACATTCTGGAAGTTCTTGTACTCGATCTAATATAACTTTATTTTCTGGATCAACTAAAACATAAAAATTTTTCATCATTCATTATCAGATTCTTGAATTTTTTTCTTTCTTCTTGTAGTTGCTTCTAATTTTGGTCTTTCCACTGAATTTATATTCATTGGAAGAATTCCATACTTTAGCTCGTGAGCTTTTGTCAATTGTTTTTTATCAATGTCACTTAGTTGCCAAGGAGCTGCACCCTTCCAATAGGAAGAATTTGGTTGATCCAATTCCCAAGATCTCCAAGAAGTAAAATCTTGTTTAGGTCTCTTTATAATTTCAATACCACATGATGATGCTAATTGTTCTAAAAGTTCAACAGCTTCTACAGGATGTAAGATGTACCACATACTATTTAATTCTCCACGGAGAATTATTTCTACCATTCCCCCGTTTGCTGATCCAATTGAAATAGATCTTGCTCTACTTTGGTTTGATTTTAATGCAGCAAGTTCATTTTGTTCATGAATTTCTTGAATTTCTTTTCTAATTTTTGATTGCCTTTGCAATGGTTTTTTCTTTTCTGTCATGACATTTTTTAATACTAAATTTTACCAAGTAGGAATCCAGGCATTAATTTCTGTGTCCCATCTATAAAGATTTCCATCATTATGAAGGTCATAAGTTCTTGTTGGATCTGGATTCCAAGTGAAAGTTTCTTCATTTAATATATATCCATCCATTGGACATGGTGGAATAAATGCATTTCTGGTAGAATCGTAAGTATATCCAATTTCTGGAGAATTTACTGGATCATTATTGCCATCATATTCTACCGTGTTAAATTCATCTTTGGGTTGCTTATTAACATATACTAAGTTAAGTAGATCTCCATTTTCGTTTGTATATTCAGTTTTCCAATAATTGCCAATCTTACCCAATATTTCAGTTGAAATGCCAAGTTTTGTATCACTTTCAAAGTGAACGCATATGTTATTAGAATCTAAAAAAACTAACTTTGAAACTGTTCTGAGTGTGTTATTCATTGGGAACTCCAGCTAACTGTTACGAAACCGCCAGGCGCGACGGTTATTGGATAATTAGTTTGTGGTGTAGTTACCACATTTGGACTTGTGGTTGGTGTTGCTGCTGATCCAGCCCCACCAGGATTTGACGTGCCTGGATTTCCTCCGCTTCCAGGAGCTCCTGCATTTCCAGCTGCACTGCCACCACTACCACCACCGCTGGAACCCCAGAGTGCTCTTGGGGCTTCGCCGCTTTTACCTAAAGCACCCCTCCCGCCTGCACCGCCGCCGGGTCCTGCTGGTCCACCAGCAATTACAGCTATTGCGCCAGCTGGCGCCGTCGTGTCCCGCACCGAGCCCGTATTCCATGCGTAACCCGGGGGGAAGTTGTGTGCCCCAAACCCAGCCGTGCCACCAGGATTTCCAGCAGAACCGCCGGCGGCGGGGGAGGAAAACCCCGGCACCGCACCGAGCGGTCCACAATCGGTTCCAGGTAGGTCTGCCGCCGGACCTGGCCAGGGGCGGCAACCGCCCGTGCCCTCATCCCCAAGGGTGCCACCGCCGCCGGCGTTGCCAGCAGCACCTCCAGATCCACCAGATCCAGGATTTCCAGCATTTCCAGGATTTCCACTACCAGCATTGCCGCCTGCACCACCAGAAAAAGTTATACCCAATGCTGTAGTTGAAGGACCAGTACTTCCAACGTTTCCAGAAACTCCCGAGCCCCCTGCGCCGCCGGGATTGGCCGAACCAGCACCTCCTGCACTCCCTCCGTTTCCGGGAGTACCGGAGTTGGCCCCTGCTGGCTGCGGGCCAGCGCTTGGGACTTCCCATTCAGAGGCATCACTTTCCCCCCTAGCTCCGCCGGTGCCAGGACCAGATGAAGCGTTTCCTCCGGCCGTTGCGTTGCGCCAGTTCGGTGACACCTCTGCGCCCGACTCGGGACTATACCTGCCAGCGCCACCGCCACCGCCACCACCGTTGCCGGTGCCTCCTGGATTACCAGCACCTGCTGCACCTGCTGCGCCACCAGATCCTGCATTTCCGGAACCACCATCTGCACCTTTCCCCTGAACATCAACTCTTAACAATCTTGCTGGAGTTGTAAATGTTCCCGAAGTATTAAATGTAACGGAACTTGCGGCTGTCATATTGCCGCGATAAATTGATCTTCCTGCTGCCATTGTTTTTTTGGTAAATTTATTCTAGATAAAACCAACCCGTTACTATATATTTAGATTTTTCTCCATGTACAACATTGCCTCTATGAGTATGAGTATACGCTGCGGGCCAAATCATTGCAGTATTTTTCTTAGGGGGAACTCTTAATTTTTGATATAAAAATTCTGTTTCTCCAGCTTCTTCAATATCATTTAAATATATTGCCCAAACAAGACATCTATTTGCATCATTACCATTACCTTGTTCACAATGCCAAACATGATATCCTTGCCCTGGTTGTGTTTTTTGAATTTTTATACAACTGGATCGAAGATCCACAGTTTTAAGTGTGTCATATTGATCTACATAATTATCAAAACAGTTTTGTAAACCTTTTTTAATTAGAAAACGAAATGGTTCTTCATTAAATGATTTAAATTCTGAATCATGATTATTTACATTAACAAAAAGAAAGGAATCATCTTTTTTTATTTTTAAAGATTTTTCAATTTTTTGTCGTGTACCACAAAAACCATTATTGAGAAATCTTTCAAATTCGTCAATAATATGCTCGCAAAATCCTTCGGCAAAAACATTCTCATATAAACCAATAAAATCTATATAACGATTGGGTGATTTTTGAAATTCCATAGTATTAAATAAAACAAAAATTATGAATAATTATAGATTGAAAGGTTCCCATACCATGTTGAACCACCACTGTATGTATAAAAGGTATACACATCTGTCTTACTTGCCGTTGTTGTTCTGGTTGGAACAGTACCGTTTGGCCATACTACTGATGCGGGCCAAGTAATTGTTCTACCCGGAGTTGCGTCATTAGATAAGTGTAATGTAAATGAAATTGCATCTGAAGATACACCAGTTCCTAAACTGAATACAAAAGTAGCATTACCAGTTAAGGTTGCGGTTACAAAGTTTCCATTTGAAATATCTAAGGTAGGTGCTGTTGAAGTATTGCCAAATGCGTAAAGTTTTTCAGAATAACTACTTAAAATAACTTTTTGGACTTCTCTGGTTGATGTGATGACATCTGCACCACCAATCTTGTAACTACCAGATCCTTTTGTATCATGAGATGTTGCAGTTACAACACCCACTGCATTAACACCGCCCCCAGTAATTGTCGTTGCAGAACCAACGATCAATGTTCCTGTGGTAACAATTCCTGCAACAAATCCACCACCAGCATCACGAGCAACAATAGTTGAAGCAGTGTTTGCCGAAGCGGCATTAGATGTGACTGTAAATGTTGTTCCCGATGCACCAGTATAACTTGCAGATCCTGATAATCCAGTTCCTGATGTCGCAAGAGTTAATGTTGCTAATGTTCCTCCAAGGGAAATTCCAGAAATTGTGTAGTTTGCAAGATTTGCAGTGGTAATACCAGCAGATCCACTCAGATTTGTATTTGTGAGACCAGTAATACTAGAACCAGATCCACTAAAATTTGTTGCCGTAATAATTCCGGCATTAATTCCAGAACCATTGAATCTACTTGTTCCAATGGTTGCACCAGTTCCATCAAAGGTAAAGTTTGAAGAACCTGCAAAAATACCAGAATTATTATATTGTACTTGAGTATTCGATCCGCCAGGAGTTCCGCTTCCACCACCACTACCTTGAATGTTAATTGTAGCAATACCAACGGTAGAATTGATAAATATCGATCCAATACCAGATCCGAGAAAGTTTAATAGTGTGACACCCGATCCAACATATCCACCTGCAGTTGAAATACCAAGTCTATCAACACCAGTTAAATTTGTACCACTACCGTAGAAGGAAGTTGCTGTGATCGCAAGACCAATAGCATTGATACCACCAGAAGTAATCGTTACTCCAGAACCAATTCTTGCGGAGGTTGCAGTTACAATGCCCGTTACATTAATTCCACCAGTTACAGTTACAATGCCCGTTACATTAATTCCACCTGAAGTGATTGTAACTGAAGATCCGACAATCGCAGAAGATAATGTGGAAACCCCCGAGACACTTAATCTAGTCCCGAATAATGTATTTTGATATGTTGTAATTCCTACAAATGTAGAAACTCCTGATACATTAATATCATCAAATTCACCCTGCCCATCAACATCTAATGATCCACCAATTGCAACTCTAGTATTAAAAGTTCCAACTCCAGTAACAACCAATCCACCAATAGTAGAATATGTAAATAATTGATTTTGAAGAGTTGTTTTTGCAGTCACATCTACAGTTTGAATACCAGAAAGACTTACAAGTCCTCCTAAAGTTTCAAATACTGTTGTAGTTCCAACCCTATAATATGAAGCTGTTGCAATTCCAAGTTGTGAATATGTTGATTGAAATTCATTAACTGTAGCAATACCAGTAACTACAGCATTTGTAACTCCAATTCCACCTTTAACATTAAAATCGTGTGAAAGAACAGTAGTTCCCACGCCAACTTTATTATTGTCAGTATTTACAATTAATAAATTTCCCTTAACTTCAAGACCATTCTTGATAATGAAATTCTTAGTAATTCCAGCCATTGAGGTTCACTCTCCCCTCGGTTTAGTTTTTACTATTTATCAAACAGTTCTCATGATTAATGCCAGTGCATAATATGGTGGTCTGTTTTCATGCGATTGACCACCACCAGTGTTACCTACAGTTATGGTGTGGTCGTGTGCTCCAGCATTATTAATCGTTGTTGATACTGATGTTGCAACAGTAATTCCAGTTACTGCGTCTGTAGTATACCACATTTGTGCACCGCTGCTGCTGGTGGTTGAGGTGGCATCATAAGTAAAATTACCCGCAGATCTAGTTGTCCATCCAGCATATCCATTTGCTTGATTCAATTGGTCATCACCTGGATAAATATGATAATGACTGGGATCACTAACAGCCGATGATGCACTAGAACTTGCTGTGTGAAGGTGAGTTCCAGCAGATACACTAGATCCACTATGACTGTGAGATGGTATTTGATCTACAGTTAATGTTACACCATCAGAACCACCGCTGTTTCCTGGTGAATATGCAGAACCTGCACCAACAATAAATCTATTTCTTAAATCTGGAGTTCCACTGGTTCCATCACAAAGAGCCCATCCCGTTGGAACACTTGCAACTGAACCAGACCACATGATGATGCCACCAACAGGAATTGTACCCGCGCCGATAAATGAAGATCCTGTAGAGACAGTTGCATTTCCATTCACAGTTAAAGTGCCATCAACACGAGA